TACAGGGCAATCCAGGTGTACAGGGGCCAACAGGACCGCAAGGCCCAGCGGGGTCAGCAGGCCCACAAGGCCCAACGGGATACACAGGTCCAACTGGCTTCACTGGGCCTGCGGGGACGGCCTCAAACACGGGTGCAACGGGTCCGACTGGAGCCCAGGGAGTCAATGGATTTACTGGTACAACGGGATACACGGGTCCAACTGGCTTGCCTGGCACAGCTGTAAATACAGGTGCTACTGGGCCACAAGGTGCTACTGGTCCCACGGGATACACAGGCGTAACAGGCTACACTGGTCCACAAGGAGCCACTGGCTTCACAGGTACAACGGGCTATACAGGTGTTACAGGCTGGACGGGTCCCACTGGCTGGACTGGCCCACAGGGTATAATCGGTTATACTGGGTACACAGGGTATACAGGCGTAACGGGAAACACAGGTGCAACAGGCTACACAGGTCCACAGGGAGCAACAGGCTACACAGGTTACACGGGCGTAACGGGTTATACAGGTGCAACGGGAGCAACTGGTCCTATTGGACTCCCTGGTATAGGCGGAGCAACTGGTCTGTTCCTAGACGCACAATCAACTACTACTCAGTCACTCACATCCTCCAACACAGCTACTCAGGTTGCATTCAGTACAGTATACTCTAATGGGATCTCAGTAGCTAGCAACACTGTAACGTTTACATATGGTGGTACCTACATTATTTTATTAACACTACAGCTCTTGGGTGTTACGAATAACAGTACAGCCGGCTTCTGGTTTCGCAAGAATGGAGCAGACATTGCATCCAGTCTAAATCAAGTACAGTTCTCAGGAGGCTCAAATACTTCTCAGTTAGGGACGAATCAGCTCATCATAACACCCAATTCAGGTGACACCCTGACAATCTATTGGGCATCATCATCTGCATCTAATCAGTTAGTAGCCATACCTGCTACTGGATACAGCCCAGCATCTGCTAGTGTTGATCTAAGTATTCATCAGATCGCATATACTGGTCCGACTGGTCCCACTGGTCCCACTGGTATAACAGGCTGGACTGGTCCCACTGGAGTAACAGGTTACACTGGCTGGACTGGTCCAACTGGTGTTACTGGCTGGACTGGTCCCACTGGTGTAACTGGACCCACTGGTTACATCAAAACACTACCTGTCACGAGCGGTAACATCTACTATCCAACCATGTGTAATACAGGTACAACGGGAACAATCCAGACACTCTATGAAGACATCACATTCAACTATAACACGTCCAGCTACATTCTTAACGTGAATGCTATCAACGCAGGAGGGTATAATATTTCAAGCTTCCCTGCACCTCCCTTAGGCAATGTACCCATTCTCTGCTCTTATGGTGGATCAGCTGGTCAGCTCTATGGTAACGGTAATGTATACTTTGATACGTCTTCTGCATTCAATATTGCATCAGCCATCGCTACTATCATCTCATCAACGGTTGTGAAACTCCCTGGTGTTACCAGCGGGACTCCATCTGGCTCTACCTATCTGGCTCTGGACTCATCCAATAAAATTGTGTTAGCATCTGCTGGCTCATCCATCACCGTCTCACCTGTCACTGCTAATACAAATTACAATCTGGTTGGTACCTCTTTGTCATCTGGTACAATGTCATCTGCTCAGATCAATACTGGGTTTTACTATAATCCCAGTGTAGGCAACTTATACGCTCCAGGTGTCTTTGTGAACGGAGTGAATGGTCTGACTGTTGGGTATGGGACAAACCCTCTGCTGGCGATCCAGACAGCAACATCTGGTGTAGCCACTGTCTTCTTACTGGAAGGGATAACAACGACCGCTAACTCTCCCTTCACTGGTCCAGCTGTGAGCGATTCTTACATCCAAGCATCCAATAACCTCTGGTATCAAGTCCCCACATCATATGGTCATAAGTGGGCGATTGGCAATACTACATACCTCACATTATCTAGCACAGGAGCTACCCTATCCAACCCATTAACACTATCATCATCTCTAACATTGGGAGGTTTAGCCTTTGGTGCATTAGCTGGTTCAACTGTTACAAGCCCCAAAACAAATATCTATCTGGCTACAACATCCGCCCCTCCCATCTCAAGCGGGTACTACAATTTGTTTATTGGCAACAATGCAGGAAATGCAATCACGAGTGGATATCAGAATGTATTTATAGGGTATAGCGCAGGTCAGTCCAATACAACTGGTAATACGAATGTGTTTGTCGGCTACCAAGCAGGACAAAACTGTACAACGACCGATAATACGATAGTAGGCGGTCAAGCGGGCGTAAGCCTTACAACGGGTCAATACAATTGTTTGATAGGGAGCCTTGCTGGCTATAGTCTGACGACACCAAGCAACAATACTATGATTGGGACGGGTGCAGGACTGAACACCACCACAGGAAGCGGAAACATAGTCATTGGATATCAGGCGCAAACAAGTGCTACCACAAGTAATGCAGATTCAAACTGTATAGTGATAGGCGATGGCCTGAATGGAAACGGGACCAACACAACCACAATTGGTAATTCAAGTATTACAGACGTGTACTTGAATGCATCAGGAAGCGTTCATTGCTCTGGCTCTCTGATTATCAATAACAATTTGACATTCAACAACACTCAAAATATCTACTTGGCCGCTGGCATAAACTGGTATGTTGGGGGAGGGCAGGTCGGTTATTTTGATAACCCAGGTTCTACATGGCGTATTTCTGCCGCAACTGCCCCTACACTATCTTTGCAAGCACCAACAACCCTAAATCTGCAGATTAGCGGTAGCAGTCTATGCGTACTGAATAACAGTGTGTACACATTGGGTACAACCGCAAATCCAATACCCTTCAACATGGCTAACGGTACAGGTGGATATATGGGATTTGCAAGTGAATTAGCGAGTGGAACAACTCCCCTTCTTAACATGCATGTGAACTTCAGAGGATCAGTAAATACTGCCAACGTAGGTGGTCTATTTAGGATTGATGGGAGAAATGCTGGATCCACTCCCTTATTTCAATGGGCATCAAGACTGCCAGGTAGCACAACAGAGAATGTGTGTGCATCAATGGACTACACAGGTGCATTGTCTATACAATCATATGGTACATCAGGCAGTGGTTGGATTACACAACCTTCAAGTTTGGGTTTCAACAATGGTGTACAAGTTGGTGTACAGTTTACTCTATATGGGTCAACTACTGGATCAACGGGTTTGGGTCTTACCGCAGGTCACTCTTACCTAATGTGGGCCTCTACATGTGGTAACTACTTTGGCTCAAACAATCAATGGTTTACACTCCAAATCATCTTTTTTATGACGGCTGGCTATGGTGGATACAACGTAGCTACACTAAGCAGTAATAACATCATTCTAACAATTAATACGGCAGGTACCGTTTATTATCAAACGCCTGGTGGTAGTGGAACGTACAATGCTTACGTATCAGCAATTCGGCTACATTAGTAGATGAGTTTTGAACCCACATCAGATCAAATACAGACAGTATTCACCAATTTACTCAATAATGAGCCAACAATAGAGGCCGACATTTTTACAGGTCATTTAGGACGTAATGATACAGTACCTTACATAGTTTACTACATTGTAAAGCAACAGACAACAATCCAGACACTGACAGATCATCTAGCTCAGCTCACGAATCAGGTCAATAGTCTGACTCAACAAAATCTGGCGAGTAAGTAGTATGTTTAAGCCGAGCACAGAGACGATCCAGCAGATTCTGGACCGAGCCATTGAAAAAGAACGTGACCTACCTCTACAACATGTGGAACGTCATGACGCCGTCCCATATATTATAGCCTTGGTGAAGGAACATACAGCTACAATCAAGAATCAAGAGCATCAGATCCAGTATCTGAGCGAGCATGTACGGCTCTTGACGGAGACTCTCAACAAGAGGGCTTAAAGACCGCTATTGCTCTCTATTCTCTGGTGTAGAGGGCTTAAAGAGCCTGGGACGATACAGACTCTCCAGTAGACGGACTTGCGCCTCCGCTTTCTCTTTAGTGGTATGTTTGCTATGATACATACCTGTAACGGGGTTCACGACTGCATACGAATCGCCATGTTTCAGAATCTTATAAGGCATTCTAGTAGCTAACAATGTTTTATCTGACTCATGGTAAGCGTGTAGATATCTTTAACAAGCGACCCCGTAATATGTCTACTGGTGGTATGGTAAAAGACTCCCCTAAGATAAGGGACAAATCCGAAGACACGATCTCATCATTGCTTGAATACGGTAGTTTAGTGGTACCGAAGAAGGTAATGCTCTCAGGAGTGATGGATGGCTACAAGGGGCGTATAACTGGTCAGAAACAGTTACGGATGGCTGAGTTGGGTAAAACAATTATCCAGCCTGGCGAACTGATTGTCAACAAGAAGTATGCACCCGCTGTGGAAAATTATCTTCTGAAGAAAGGCATACGACTCCCTCTGGGTAAATAAACCTCAAATCTATTCTGTGACAAGAATAGAATGAACGGAGGCATTAACGTAAAATACTATAAGGGAGCAAGTCTCAAGGGAGCATCTGAATCAATCACATACTCCCACATCAAGCAAGAATTTCTTAAGCGTACAGAGGAGATCGACGGTATCCCTCATAATCCATTAAGAGCTTACGAGCCAATCCTGTTAAGCAAAAAAGTCATAGTAGAAGAGAAGAAGGATGACGTCCGTCCAGCAAGTGATTGAATACAACTTTCACATCAATAGCTCAGAACGGGACACAGGTACTAATACAAACTTCAACATCCAGATGAATCAAGTCATCTCCCTCTTAGCCAAGCGAGGGCAGTTTCAAGTCATCTTCAATAACGTCCAGATCCCATTTACATTCTACCAGATGAGTAGTGACGCTTCACTCAATGTCATCAACATCACTGTGAGCTATCCAGGGGACACTCCATGGACGTCTTCAATCACTCTTACGCAAGGGAACTATACTCCCTACACACTCCTTGCTGAACTGAGCAATCAACTGGTAGCTAAGTGTGGAGGGGCTCCTTCTGGTCATACGAGCTTTCAGGCTAGCTTCAACTTCAACTACACCCCTGGTACTGGGTATATGAGTTTTCAGATGACGAGTCCAGCCTTTACATCAGTCACACTCAACTTTTCAACATCGCCTAATAAGAATACGGCTGGGTTCTTTGGGATTAATACAGTCACACCGACAGATGTAGTTATCAGCACATTGGGTACACCCAGCTATTCTACCCAGCCATGTGTACTCAATCCAGTCAACTATCTGCTAATCAGATCAAGCCTCAGACAGTTTCGCAACAGAGAGTGGGTAGTAATCCCAGATGATGTATCAGACATTATGTATAAGATACCTATCCTGACAAACCAGTCAACATGGATTAATTTCTTTCAAGCATCAGAGCCTGTCTACATCATTGATAACAATATCCAGAACATCAACTTCTATCTGACTACCAATCTGTCTTACAATCCCATCAACCTCCAGCAGATACCCTGGTCTTTCTCTTTTACCATCAGAGAGGTACTGAAGCCAGACTATCAACCGTTAAACAACTATCATGCTCTGCTCCCACCCGTCTTAGAAGATACTGATAAGACGTTAGAGGAGCTGATAAAAGAGAAACAGAAGAATCTGGATAAGCTTAATATGTATCGCAAGAAACTCAACTTGCCCGAATTATCTACGGATAAAGTAAATGCCCGACCATCCACTAACGAAGGCACTGATGCCCTTTGATGACAAGATATGTTCTAAGAACAGTCCCTTGCCTGAGAAGCCGTGCAATTATGCTATCTTAGCGAAGAAGGGTCAAGGGAAGACAACACTACTTCTTAACCTCTTGATGAAGGAAGAGTCACCCTGGTACAAACTCTTCAACCTGATATTCTTTATTAGTCCGACAGCAAAGAATGATCCAAAGGTACAAGTATTACTGGATGATATAGGGGATGACCAGTACTTTGATGACCTCAATCCAACCGTGTTAGAACAGATTGTAGATCGCATAGATGAGCACAAGGAGCGGTGGAAGAAGAAGAAGAAGCGAGGAGACCCAGCTTACTGTATCATCTACGACGACTGCATCCATTTACTGAAAAGCAAACAGAACAAACGTATTAATGAGCTGTGTACGCAGAACAGACACCGCAACATCACAAACATCTATGTATTGCAGAAGTGGAACAGTTTTCTCCCACCTCTGATTAGATGCAATCTTGATCTGATTAGCATCTTTGGGACAGACAACAAGAAAGAACTGGATTCATTTGTGGAGGAGATGTCAATGAATGAAGAGGCTTTACGGGCGCTCTATGACTATGCAACCAAGGAGCAGTACTCATTCTTACATATCAACCAGTACAAACGGCCAGTCCATTTCTATAAAAAATTCAACGAAATTAAATATGTCGCCTAAATAAGATGGTACTGCGCCCAGCATGCAATGAAGAGCATCCAGGTATCTACCCCTTTTATGACACGGTAGGTAACCATGAGAGCATTAAGATGAAGCGTGGTGGCAGACGTAAAAAGCTCAAAGCCAAAGTGGAGAAAGCCCAGAACGAGAATCGGATCAACATCAAGATCTACACAAAGGACGAGAAGCGTAAACAGTTGATTGCACCCAAGCGCCGATTTGCTAACCCTCCGAGTGTCCAACTGTCTTCTACGTTTGCCATCCCTAACGTCTCAAGCTTCTTTCAGCCACCCCCACCCAACCCTATTGATCACCGACGATATGCACAGGAAGAGGTAGAAGTCCCTAATGCAAAGGCTCCCGTTGTGTTATTTGCTCCCCCTAACCCAACGGGCATTGAAGCGAAGGACACACGTGCGAAACGTATCACACCAAGTGGATTACCTGATGCAGGGACATTCTATGCGAATCCGAGTAA